AGCCACTGCTGCGACAGTCCTTGCTGGTGGTCTTGGTAGAGGTGCTGCTCTGGCTAGTGGTCTCGGCAGGCAAGCGGCAGCTCAGACTGCTCAGCGCGCAGCTGTTGGCACTGGCGTTGCATTGAACTCATCTGACGCTGGCTACAGTGCAGCTCAGGCTGTGCTGGATAAGGGCGGCACACGGGAAGAGGCTGATCGTGCATTCCTCGTGGCAGCTGGCGGCGCGGCGCTGGCCTCAGCAGCAGCGGCCAAGATCCCCGGCCTTGAACAGAACTTGTTCTCTACTCAGGCGCTGAAGCCCGGCATCATTCGCGGTGCGGCACGCTCGGCTGTAGGCGAAGCACCGCAAGAATTCGTTGAAGAAGCTGGCGCTCAGCTTGCGCAGAACATTGGCGTTCTCGGCACTGCGGCAGAGCGCGATATCAGTGAAGGCGTCTTGTCTTCTGGTGCGCTGGGCTTGATTGGTGGCGCGACATTGGGCGCTCCGACTGGTGCGATCCAAGGCTATCAGCTCAAGCGTGAAGCTGCCGCGGCTCCGCCGCCCCCGCCTCCGGGCGCTGAGGGCGAGCCGATCCGCACCACGACGGTTGCGTTTGAGAATAAGGAAGACCCAGCGAACCCAACGATCCGCACGTTTGACGTGATGTCGGAACCAGATGAGGATGGTCTGGTCACCGTTCGCGATGAGACTGGCAGAGCGTTTGAGATCACGGCTGCCCGCTTGGGTGAGCAAGAAGCTTTGGCTGAAGCTTATGCTGCGCCTGCTACCGCGCCTGCTCCTACCCCGGCTGTCGAACCGACTGCCATCATGGAGCGCCTGCGTCTGGCGAGCGGCGTGCCGGAAGGACAGAAGGAACCGGGTCGCGTCACGGGTCTAGCTCGCGAGATCACCGATGCACTGTCTTCTGATGACGACGTGACCGCAACAACTGCGGTTCAAGCGCGCGTCAATGCGCTGGCCGGCAGCCGGATGTCGGAGACCACGCGGGCGCAGCGTCAAGCGGAACTTGACGAAGCCCAGAGCATCATCAACGATTACCGTGCTGAGCGTGGCTTGGCTCGTGCTGCACCGGCTGCGCGCGTCGAGGCCCCTACTGTCGAGTCAGAGGCTATCGAGCAGGCGCGCCTGCAGAACGAAGCGCTGGCACGTCAGGATGCTGAGGCTGAAGCTGCACGCGCCGCAGCCGAGCGTGCAACGCTGGAGCGTGAAAGCGCGCTGGAAAGCGCATCGCTCATTGGTCAGGCATCACCGATCCGTCAGGCGCAGACCGAGCGGCAGCAGCTGTTCGACGCAATTATCAATGACGACACGATTGAGAACCCCGCAGCAGCGTTCCGTCAGGTTCTGCGCGAGCGCGGCTATCCGAACACTGAGCTGAACGAGGCTGAGCGCCGGCAGGTGCAGGCTAAGCTTGCGTTCACGCAGCCTGAAGCTGCACCTGTAATTGCGGAAGAGCCAGTTGCTCCTCCGACTGAAGAGGTTCCGGCGGCTCCTCCCGCTGCCCCGCCCGAAGCTGCTGCCGGAACACCAGCTGCTGAGCCGGGCGCACCTGCCGCTGTGGCGTTTGGGGAAGAGCCGGCTCTGACTCCAGCCGCAAAGCCATCGAAGCCTGTATTCAGCCTCAATCAGGATGCAGCAGAGACTGCCCTCGAGAACCCGCAGATTGATACGGAAACGCTCGGACTTCTTCAGCAGGCTACCGCTGTCACGGGGACTGAAGAGATCATCCAAGCCTTGCGTCAAGCAGCTGCTGACGGTCAGATTTCGCAGGAAGCAGCAGAGCTTACGATCTGGTTCCTTGAGCGGAACCCGAATGTCGCTCGCTATGCCTCGATGTATATCAGCGATTATACAGGGCAGTCCTATGATGGTTCCTATAATCCATTAGAGCGTCTGATTGAGATTTTTTCTGGCTCTGAAAAGAAGACTGGGACTCACGAATTTCTGCACCATGCAGAGCGCCTGATGCCTGAGAGCGCGCAGCGCTTGATCGAAAAGGTCTGGGCCGCGCGCCTTAAAATCAACCGCCTTGCTTCGTCAGGTCGTGAGAAGGCGTTCTTCGATTATCTGTACAACTTCTATTTTGGCGACGGAAATCCAGCTGACTTTGCGTCTGCCAGTTATATTTTCCGTAATGGCGGCGTGCCTCGTTCTTTCTACCAGTTCATGACACCGTCAGAATACTGGGCCGAGAACGCATCTGAGATTGTTGCGGCTCGTTATGGCGCTCGCGATAGCGCGATGGCTCAGCTCAAGCAGTGGCTCAAGGAACTTGCTTCTCAGATTAGCAGCTTCTTCGGCATCCCGACTAACGCCCCTCTCATTCGTGAGCTGAACAAGCTGGCCAAGTCTACTGGTGAAGCGAAGGCTCCGGCCCTGATCATGGGCGCTGAAGGCCCTGCGTTCATGTACGCTGGCCGCAGCATCATCGAGCCTCGTGAAGGTGACGACGCAGCCACAGCGGCTGAGCGCGATCTGATCCGTCAGGACTATGAGGTCGCTCAGGATATGGAGCAGCGCGGAGATGACGCTGTTACGATCCGTGTCGCCACAGGCTGGGAGCGCAACCCGTATGATAACGAGTGGCGCTACCTTCAGGCGGATGACCGGGCGCAGGAGACGCGCCTGCTCGATGATCTGATTAGCGATTATGCTAACACCACCGCATTGAACGACATGGCGCGCGATGAGAGCGGCGCGTATTCATTGAGCGATTTGGTGTCGCACTCTGAGCTGTACGGCATTTATCCAAACGCGGCCAACATCCCTGTCTACGTCGAGGATGTAAGCCCTGATGGGACGCAGGCCTTCTATGATCCTGCGACTGATTCGATCACGCTATATGCAGATGCCACCGACCCTCTGGGATCTTTGCTGCATGAAATCCAGCACTGGGTTCAGGACAAAGAAGGCTTCCCGACAGGCTCATCATCGGGAACAGTTTGGCTGAAGCTCAGTGATGAGCAGAAGATTAAAGAGGCCCAGATTGCTGAGGCAATCTTGGCTGATGATATTGACAATCAAGAAGGCGCGCTTGAGCTTATCTCATGGCTAAAGAAAAGCCCTGAGTTCAAAGCGATGGCGCGCGATGGGACTGCTGACGAGGGACTCCAGCAGCTCTTTTCGGAATACTTCTTTGAGAGCCCGGGTGCCAGCGAGACCTCAATTAATATCTTTGAGTCAGCTCTTCAGACTCTACGCGAAGAGGCTGATGCTGCTGGTCTCGTGCCAACACCACTCAATATTAATACGCTTAGCGCATTAACATCGCGTATCAATGGCGAGCTAAACACGGGCCGCTCTACATTAGCGGACATCCAGAGTGGGGATGTCACGGCTGAAGGATCGACTGCGGCTAAGGCTGCGCGTTATGCATTTGAGAATGTGACGCGCCGCAATACTCAGCGGTACTTTGATACGGCTGGCGAGATTGAAGCTCGTGATGTGGCTGCTTCCAAGGGCAAGACCCGTGAGCAGCTGCGTGAAGCAGGCATGCTTTCGACTGAGCGCAAGATCCGCCCGGAAGAAGTTGTCATCTCCCGCCGGCCTCAGGGCATCTCAGCTTCAACAACAGATAAGACGGGTATTCCGGTCGAACCTGAACCTGCACGGATGAGCCGGATCCGCCAGTCCTACAATCGTCTGCGCACAACTAAGTTCTGGAGCGATTTTGGTAACAAGTTTGGTGGCGCTCGTGCCGCCGATAACTGGATCGCTACGTCCTATGGTGTGAAGCGAATCCCTGAAACTGATTCTTTCTACACGCCGTTCGAGACCTTCGCCTCCAAGAAGAACGGCCAGCTCATGCGGCTGCGGATTGATTACGTCGATCCTCTGAACGATGCCATGTATGACGCTATGCAGAACGACGTTACGCCTGACATGATCAGTGATTATCTTCAGGCGCGTGGTGCAGCGGAACGTAATGCTGGTATCGCCGAGGTCAATGAAGACATGCCGGACGGTGGCTCCGGCTTTACTGACGCTGCAGCTGAGGCAAAGCTACTCGAGCTGGAGCTGTCAGGTAAGATGCGTTACATCCTCCGGGTAGCCAAGCTTCACGACCGCCTGCGTGACCGCACACAGCAACTCATGGTTGAGAATGGTCTGGTCTCTGCCGAGACGATGGCTGGCTGGCGCAAGAAGTACCCGAACTACACTCCATACAAGGGGTGGGCACCGTCTGGGGACATGACGGTTGAGGGTATGCCTGATGCTCACGCTGACTACGGCGCTTATGAAGGTGGTCGCCCGATCTATAGCCGGGGCGCTGGTCTACGCGGCAAGCCCGTGAAGGAAGCAAAGGGACGCACGTCTCTGGCTGCGAACTCAGTGTATAACATGATCGCTGACGCTGAGATGCTGCTTGAAATGGGTGAGCGTAATCAGATCATCCTTAAATATGATGAGCTTTATCAGAAAGATCCGGCTGCCGTCGAAGGTCTGATGACGATCTATGATGAGAAGCATCCGAAGATCGTTAAGGGCAAGCCCGTTAAGATCACTGACAAGAGCGCCTTCAAGCAGCCGGTCCTTGGTTTCAAGAAGGGCAAGCCATTTATTATTGAGATGGCTCCGAATGAGGAAGGCGCTGCTGTTTTCCGGGCGTTCCAGAACCTTGACCCGCCGCAGCTTGGCGCGTGGACGGAGCGCTTCCTCACAACGATGTCTGTTTTGCGCGGCACATTGACTCGTTTCAATCCGGCATACTGGCCCCGCGAGTTCCTGCGTAGTGCGTATGATGCTGGCATGAACCAATTCAAAGAGCGTGGGCGTAAGCGCAGTCCTGCCTATGGCAAGAAGACAGCTATGAAGACGTGGATGTATTCATGGGATCCGTCCACTATGGCTGGCGTCTTATCACACCTGATCAATCGCGAGCCGGGCAACGAACACATTGCGTTTATCAAGGCTCTCACAGAGGAGATGATTGAGAACGGCGGGTCAGCTGGGCAAGAGTTTGCCGAACGCGCTGAGCGCGTGGCCAAGCGTATGGAAGCTGAGATGAAGCGGCTCACAGCAACTGGTGTCAAGGCCGGGTACTTTGAGACCAGAGAGGGCTTGAATAAACTCATGAAGGCGGTGAACGGGATCAATGACTTCGTTGATCTGGTGCCGCGCGTCGCTGCCTATCGTGCTATGACTGAAGCCAAGATGGATCCGAAGGACGCAGCTCGGCTCGCCCTGCGTAGCACGCTTGACCTTACCAAGGGTGGGCGATTCGCCCGCGTTCTGGATGGCATCTTCTGGTTTACCACGCCATCACTGACCAACTTGGTCAACAAGATCAGCGGTCTAGATAGCTCAACTTATCGTAAGATGGTTCTTGCGCAGCTCGCCATTGGCTTTGGCCTTGGGATGCTGAACGTCATGAACGCACCCGACAGCGACGATGACGGTGAAGATGACTACAGCCAGCTACCTGAGTGGCGGAAGCTTGTTTATCTCCACGTCTATTACAGCCCTGACGAAAAGCCGTTCACAATGCCTCTCGGTTTTGTGTTCATGTTCGAGCGGTATGTTGGGGGCAAGCTTGCTGAACTGCTGGCTGGCAAAACCACCGAAGGTAAAGCTGCGGTGGATATCATTACAGCTTCTCAGGACGTTGGCCTTGCACTGCTATCGTCCCTATCGCCCATCGTCCGTAGCACTGAGGCGCGCACGCTGGTGCCGAGCAGCATCGCTCCGCTATACGACCTCAACGTGAACGAGAATTACTTTAAGGCTCCGATCTACATGGAGTCCTTCAACGAAGGTGAGGCGCAGGCATCTCGCTACAAACCCGGGACGCCTGAGGTCTATAAGTTTATCGCGCGCCAGCTTCAGGAGCTTAACGTCCCGGGCATTATCAAGCCGGGCTATGGTCGGATCCCCGGAACCATCGACGTTTCTCCAGACCAGCTCAAATACTTCGTCGATCAATATGCGGGCGGAACTGGCCGCCTGATCAGCGGCGCCGCTAAGGGGGACGCCGAAGCCCTCAAGAAGGTCAACCCGTTCTACTTCGATCCAAAGCTTGTTGAGTACTCACCGATGGGAAGGTACTACGAGCGGCAGCCCGAGATGAAGAACGCTATCGCCGCGAAGAAGTTGGATGAAGAAGGCGATAGCAGCGAGCTAGACTTCTTGGAAAACACTAAGCCACACACAGTGGATGACGATGTGATCGAGGCTTACAAGACGGCGGACAAGGAACTCAAGGAGCTGCGAAAGGAAGAGCTTTCTGCGGTAGAGTATAACCAGCGCCGGCAGGAAATTATGTCTACCTTTAACGAAGCCTACAACGACGCGAAGAAGCGGGGGCAGTAAAGCCCCCGCCACCCCCACCGTTAAAAGGGAACCTCGTCTGCCAGATCGCGAGGCTGCGGCTGGTAGGCATTTGCCTTGGCCGTTGAGTGTGCCTGCTGCGCAGGTGACGGCTGCTGCTGTCCATCAGGCTTCGGCTCATACAGCGAGACGATGATGCTCTCGCGGCCATCGTTGCCACCGACGCCAGCCGGGTTGAACGTGCGGTCAAGCAGGATGTATGGGCCGTTCTGACCTTCCATCATAACGCCGACGTTCTTAAAGCGGCCTTTGGTCTGGCCCTGCCCGTCGGTGTATTCGCCGACCTTCACCACGAGATCATACTTCTTAGCCATTATCTTTCTCCTTAGTTAAACAGATCCTTGAGGGGCTTGACGGCGCGTGGCTCGATCATCTCCACCTCATCGAGACTATCCTGATGCATCTTGCGCCACTCTGCACGGCGCTCAGGCGACAACTGAGAGACGATCTCGTATGCCGCATAGGCCCACGTCTCCCAGTCTGTGAGGCCATCTGCGTCCTCAGTCGGGTGCAGCACCTCGAGGGGTTCGTCAGCTGCCGGCTCCGGTTCCGGCGCTGCCTTTGCTTTGGGTGCAAGCTTGGCTTCGAGCGAGCTGATCTGCTTGACGGCAGGAGCTGGGGCTGGTGCCACATCCGTGATGTCCTCGACGCTGTCATCGAATGCATCTGCCTCGACGATACCGTCTGCCTCATTGTCAGCCTGCACAGCACGCATCGCATCAGTCGAGAGCGGCATGTACTTGCTGGCCCGGCGGACCACAGTCTTGCGCCACATCTCTGCCTCGTCCGTCTTCCAAGGGCCGACGATGTTTCCGTCCTTGGTCTTGGCTGACGAGCGATCACGGATGGCAAGGATCTGTTCCTTGTTCATGATCTCGAACTGGGTCTCGCCGTTCTTCAGCTTCCACACGCAGTATGCGCCGACCATCTCGCCACGATTGGACAGGCCATGCTTGTGGATGATGCGCGGCTCGATACCTTCCTCGACCTCGAACACATCGTTCTCATGCACGAGGCGGCTCTCGATCTTCAGCACGTCACCGGACTGGAGGGCCAGCTTCATGAGGCCCTTGTAGCGGGGGCGGAACTGCGCTTCGTTGCGCTTGGTCTTGCCGTTCCAGACCTTGAGGATGTCAGCCTCAGCCATGTTCTTATTGAGGCTCAGGCCCAGCTCGGCTGCGCTCAGGCACGCCTTGAGCAGAGACGCACGGTCACACTCGAGCAGGTCCATGTTGTCTGCGACGGCAGCCACGACGATAGCTTGGAACTTATCGACGGTCATGCTCGACGGCAGCAGCTTGCGCAGGTGATCTTCGCGCACTGCCAGCTCCTGCTTGAAGCGATCCATTGGCTTCACGGGAGCGACTGCGTTATCGGTTAGCATTCTTAATTTCCTCTTCGAGATCTTCAATCATCAGCTCGATGGCGCGCTCGACTGAGGCGCGGAGCGTCGGCTTTAGTGGGTGGCGGGCGGCCACACTGCGCATCCGCGCAAGCAGCTCGCGGCTCACCCGCATCATTACGACATCCTTAGCCATCAGCTGATGGTCACCCGGGTATAACCCGTGCGCTTTCCGGTATAGGTTCCGACCATTTCCTGCGTGATGATCTTGCCGGGGTTGTCCTCGATCACGCTGATGGACATCTTGTAGTCACCGCACTTGGCGATGGCCTTGTCCTTCGACGTGTTCATGGTCTCGAGCTTGGCGCGCACCTTCGTGAGCAGCTCACCCTTGGCTTCGTCCGCACGCTGGATAGCCTTCTTCTCATCGTCCTTGGCTGCCTTGTACTCTTGGAACAGCAGCGCATCGGACGGATCTAGCTCGACCTCGCTCTTCGGCAGCGTACCCATGAGCTTGGTCAGGGCAGATACGTCCTTCTCGAAATCAATTGCCGGCTCCTTGCCGTCCTTGATGGACTGCCAGAACGTGGTGATCTCAGCCTTGATGGCGTCGATGATGTTATCGTTCCTCGGCACCTTCATGCGGCGCGGCTCGTCATCGATCAGGGCAACCAGCCATGCGTGGTCAGACGTGCTGCATGCGAGCTGGTGCTGCACTTGCAGGAGATAGTTCTCCGGTGCTTCGGTGATCTCTTCTGCGTTGTAGTGCCAGCCATAGCCACGCGCAGACCATTTGATTTCCATCGGCGCACCGTCGTGCGTGATGTAATCGAACGATGCGCCCATGCCCGGGCAGTCATCAACCGTGAAGTAATCGTTGACCTTCTCAATGGTCATGCCCCAGCGATGGGCTGCCCAGTTGGCGATACCGCTCTCGAGGAACTTGCCTGCCTGCACAGCTTTGTTGTCGGACAGATCCTCAGGCGCAAGCTTGCCTGCCTTCTCCATCCAGAGCTGCCAGCGTGTGGTGTAGGGCGACAGCCCGAACAGCGCAGCAACGTCGCTGCCGCCGATATTCTGTGCGCGAAGCTCATGCCAATGGGCCTCGTCGCGAACTGGTATAATAGCCATGTATGCCTCCGGTGTTATTATTGTCTGCTTAATGTATACGTTCAAAGGGTGATGTCAAGCCCTCGCAAAACATCCTCCACTGAACGGGCGAGAATGTAGATTCCGCCCCGCTTTTCCCACGCATTCTGCCATGCAACCTGCGCCGTGCGCTGCTTACCCTTCTCGGTCTTGACCTCGATGGCGAACGCTCGACCCGGTGACATGACGCCGAGCAGGTCAGGCGTCCCCTCTGGTGCGGACTGGATAACGCGCGGCCCACCCTCGAGCGGGCGGAACTTGCCGACGTTGATGCGAAACATCATGATGTCGTCGCGCTGGCCCAGAGCCAGACGGATCTCTTGCTGGATGACGGCTTCGCTTTTCATTGCATTGTCTCCCCCTCCATCTGACCGAACGATGTGTCGATGAACCGCACCGCAGCATGGACCGCAGCCGTGCCGATCAGCGCATTGAACTCAGTCCCGTTGCGCTGGCATTCCTCTTCCCATTCCAGCATGGTGTCAGAGATGCTCGCGATCACACGCCTGATCAGCTCAGTCGGGATCGCGACCTCTACGAACTCGCTGTCTGGGAACTCCCAATCGTCGCGTTCCATATCTTCGACCTCTCCTCTATCGTCAGTCCGTTGGTAGTTACGCTGCCATTGGCCGAGCGTATCTTAGCCAAGCGTGCTGACTCCTGCCCGCATATCACATTGAAGGCCCACTTGTCTGGGTGCGCATAGCCCCTGTTCCTTCCGATGCTGCGCAGCACCTGATACCGACGACGCAGATCGACCACCTCTGATGCCTGCTTGGCTTCCTCAGGGCGACTGATCTGCACCAGCTCGCCCTCACGCTGCTCGATCTTGCGGGACTTCAGCTTATAAATATGCCCGCACTTTGGGCAGACAGGCATTGGCCGGTGCATGGCAAAGCATGACGGACAGGTGCGCACGACAGCCACAGTCTCGCCGCTCTTGTTCTTGCGCGCCTTGTCAGCGGTCAGCTCCCACTCACGGTGCTCATCGATGAACCCGTGCATCTTCGTGTTGCCCGCATGGTCGAGAACGATTGTCCTCTCCTTGCCCGGCGATGGGCGGATGGCTCGGCCCACCTGCTGAAGATACATCGACAGGCTCTTCGTCGGGCGCAGCAGGATGGCGACCTCGATGGCCGGAAGGTCGAAGCCCTCGCTGATCAGGTCGCAGCTCGTCAGAACTTGGATCTCTCCGCGCCCGAACTTATCCAGCACAGCGTCCCGTTCCCTG